GAATGTAATTGATCACATGACATTCGCCAGGATCAATAGAGGTAAGAAGTTCACCCTGATCCGGTCGCGTGTAAATTTCATGTGAAACGGCAGAAGAAGATTGTCGCATTTAATCACCTATAAGATTGGGGGTCCTGCCCCGATTGTGGATAGTAACCGGGATCACCCCCGAATTGAGACCAACCGCCGCCAGCGTTATAATCACCGACAGAGGCAGGTTGACGTTCTGTGTCCCAAGTTCTCCGTTTACGGAAAATTTGGTCCATAACATAGCCATTGCCATCCAGAACTTGCTGATGGACCTCAGCTTTAGACCATTTACTGTTAGAAGCAAATTCCGTGATTTTTTGATTATACTCCAAATCAGACATTGCCGTGTGGATAGCACCGGGGATTTCACCCGGTTCACCGTACCGTTCAGCCCAACCAGCTGCATCAAGCGTCAGAGGCATAGAGAACCAATCCGCGTCCAAATCGGAAACCGATGTTGAAGTGCGAGGGCCAGGTTGGACCGACTCACTCAGTGGATCAGTCAAATCAGGTGGCCCCGAATCCGTGGATACAACCGGACTCGGGGCAACTGAAACGTTATTCCCCACGGCGGCCGACCGCGCGAAGCTGGGAATATCGCTCAGTTTCTCAATCTCAAGTCGGGCAAGATCATTGCCCAACTCCAAACGTTCTCTTTCCAGATCACGAATAGGGTCTTTATTGAAAGCGTAGCTATTCGCTGCATCAACAAAGCCGCCAACCATTGCTTGCGTTGAAACGGCAGAAGGTACCCCAGACGGTAAGCCAGTTTGGCCGCTATACATGCCCATTGTAGTTAAAGGATTGAAACCACCAGCGATAGAGGCTTTACGGTGGCGAATCCATTGTTTGCCATTGTCAGACAATGCGTTTTTACGCGAACGTTTTGCGTTACGCGACGAATCAAGACCGCCGCCAAGAGTGGCGCCGATCTTAGCGCCAGTCGGACCCCCTAGAAGGAATCCGGCGGCACCGCCAAGAGCGCTTAAAAGTCCCATTCTGTGACCCCGCAAATGCTATTGTGAACGGTCGGAAATTCCGTCGCGATGTAAGTGCTGGCGGCAGCAATCAACGCGATAAAGATTCGACTAGTGATGAAGGTCTTCATTCCCTTGTCCTTATTTTTTGCAGTAGCGACCAGCAAAGCGACGAGAAACACCGCTTCCAGCAGTTTTTGTTGGGGCATTCCTGCAACCCTTTTTAGTTTTGTCTCGATGATCACTCAAAGGGACAGTAGATGCATAAACTTTTGCTTTTTTAAGGCGGCGTTCTTCGACCCACTGTTCGCGATCCGACGAACCCGCCAGGACAGCGGCCGAAGCAGCGAACGCAATATTCTTTCTGCTAGGGCCGACTGCCGTTTGCGTCAACGTACGGCGTTTAAAATCGTCCGTTAACGTTTTCCGCACGTTACGAATCGCTGCTGCGATTTCATAACGGTTGCGAATAACACTTGGTGAGGTGGGTGCACCTATGGGCTGTGACGCGATGCGGCTTGGGTCTTCATATTGCGAAGCCCGCCGCGTTCCACCTCGCGTATTATTCTTTTTTCCCATGACATCCACTCCGCTTCATCGGGGTCTATCCAACCATCGGGTGTATTAACATAACCCATCGATTGCAGAAACTCACGGTTTATAGAAGCACTGCTTCGACGTGTGGTGTCAAGATATTTTTCAAATTGTTCCAGAAATTCCTTACCATCCGCCAAGGGATTATTCCTCCAAATTTGTTTTTGAACGGCCCGAAAGGCCTTATCTATATGATCATTTTCGTGTTCGGGCTTTGCCCAACGTAGATGTGAATAAATCGTATCTTCGAAAATGGTTTTTATGAGCAGGCGACGAGACGCACCGCTCAAAGTGTAGGAATATTTGGGATTGGCGTTGGGGGGCCTATATCGAAACGATGAAGGCAACACGCCCAATCGGGCGTATTCTTTGCCCTTTGCAATGATCCATTCAGCGCCAATCAAGGGTTTTTTAGAGCACGAAAACCACTGTTTTTCGTCCTTGTTCAAATATTTCACACAGTAAGCGACCGACTCAGCCGACATACCCTCGTCAATAACGACATGGCCATGCGGCCATTGCTTAAGCCAGGTACGGCGCAGATCATTCGGCCAGCGGTCACTTTTTAGATATTTACGGGGAGCGAAGCGGGGAAGGTTTGACTCTTTCCGGTGAGCCTCTGCATTATCATAATAGCCGCAAGGATACTCGCCCCGGCCAAATAGCACCGCGTGGAAGTGAACACGTCCGCGCAGGTCCCCGCGCTCAGAAACCGCGAAATATCGTATTTTGTGGTTCCCGTCTCGCAATGCCCGAATGAAGTCTTGGAAGTGATTTTTATTTGTTATTTTTTCCGCACCGTCGTCCCTAGGTGCATAAGTTAGAGTGATTGTAATAGTCCAGTCGGAATATTCGGCCTCGCATAAACAGCGGCCTACCCAATCGTTTGTTTTATTTTGTTTGCAACGCCAGCAAGAACCGCAAACAGTTGGGATTTGGATGTGACCATCCCCGGCGGGTTGCCAGATAAAACTAGGATTAATACACATTTTTAGACCTTTCATATGTGGGGTGCCTCAACGGTCACCACTAAAAGGATAAGCCATCAAGATAGTCAATAGACAAAATGAAAACAGGTTCAGATCAGGCCGCTTCGCGGCCTGATCTGAACCTGTTTTCATTTTGCATAAGGGATTGGCGGCCCAAGGGCCGACAAGATGTTTTTGAAAAAGTCACAGGTGACGTTTTTCTTGCGTTGCCCTTACGGGCCGGAAGCTGCTTCGCACCGTTCCTAACGCGGTTTTTAGTAGCAACGTTTTTTTGTACCAGCGCGCGCGGAGCGAATGGGAAGCCCATGCTGACTGGTGTTTTTTATCAACGTTTGCTTTTTGTTTTTAGGTGGGGACGACGTTATCACATCGGATCGGCCAAGGCCGATTCCCCGCATGAGCGGGGCCCCTATGGTTTACCTATTACGCCTGCGCGCCTCCGGCGCCCGAATCCGGGACGTATGGTGAACCTAAGGAACGCCGAGTAACGGCTGAGAAAGGATTGAAACCAACCATTTCGCCAGCTCTATCGGCGTATGCTCTCTTTCACGTCTGCACATCATTTCGACGGAAAGGGTTTTTGCAATGGGACGCCTTGTGTAAGGCGGTGGGTCATACCCGACTATATATAGCCAGGTCGGCTTAAGAGCGCGATGCCCGAAATCCCATTGATTAATAGAGAAAGTGCGCCCCTGACAGAACGAAAGTTCGCCGGGACGCGGTAATTGCGCGTAATTCCAGAAACTGGAATACGCTGGATGTTCTAAAACCCCGCCGTTCCGACGGACTACATCAAGGCAAAAAGGAGCCAACTCCTTTTCCCTTTGTGTGTGTTTAGACCATTTGTGATATTTGCCCCACGCCCTACAGGGCGGGTGTGCAATGACGGGACCAGATCCTCGGAAAGAATAAGCATCACGCTTAGCGTCGAAACAATCGACGCCAAGCGTTTTATAAGGCGTATCTGCCCTAGTGCAGAGCGCCGTTATCATAAACTTACCGAAACTTGACGGCCAGGAGCCGAATTAATCTTGGACAGCCGATACGGCGTAAGATGAACAATAGCCGGATCGTCCGGTGGAGGAGGAATATAACAATTCAATTGCCAATAGGCAGGGTTCCAAGATTGGACATAATCGCCGCCCCACTCAATATCAAAGCGGTCACGCTTTAGACGTTGGGCGTTCATTTTGTCGGCAATTTGCTTACCCAAAATGCCGATATACTGCCATTCCTTCCACGTCAGATCAGTATGGTAGCGTGCGTGTTTCAAATGAAAGATGGGACCCTCGTCCACATACATCGGCACGCCTTGCTTGGCCAGGTTCGTGATAAACTTGCCCGCAAATTCGCGCAAGGTCAGAGAAGTACCAGACCAATTGAAGCGATAGCCCAATTCCAACCAAGCATTGGATAGAAATATGGAAGGGTATTTCAGGGCCTCAAGGCCCTTATATCGCTCAGTAGTGCGCTCGATAGCGACACGCCGCCGCACACTGTGAAGCGGCGCGTCATTTTGAGAGCGAATTTCCTTCATTCTTTGGCAAAAGTCGGCATGTGGGACCGCTTGCAGCGGCCCCGTTTTAGATGCCGGGAAATCCGAAGCCTTAAAAATGCGGCTTTGAGCGACAGTTTTAAGTCGCGGCATTCGGCTCTGCCTCTCCCTCATTCTCAACTGGCTCAGCCGCAGGCGGCTTGTCAGTTGTCGGAACCTCTTCGGGTTCTTCCACCTTTTCGACCATCTTACCATTGCGGATAGATTTGTGCTCAGCCGCAGCAATATCGCGCAAAATTGCGCGCTTTTCAAGCTGCAAGGTGCGCACAGCGGCGCGGATTGCTTGCATGTGCTCACCTTCGAAAGCAATGCGATCAATATTGGTGAACCGTTCGCCCGATGACGGACGGAGCCGATCATTGTGCTGATATTCAAAGGCGCGGCGGCGCTTTGGGGGTGATTTAACAGACATTTTTTAAGCCTCTTCTACAGAAGTGAAGTTGTCGTTTGCTTCCTGAAGCACATCGCCACGAATTGTCAGACCGCGAATAGTGACGGCATGACGAACGGCAACCTCGCACTTATCAGTAAGATCTGCAAAGACATCCTTCGGGAAGGGTGAAGGCGCAAGCCAGTGGTCCTGAGTGTAGCCAGGATCGACCACCTCAGACATCCAAATGCCAGCGCGTTGCTCGTTAAACGGATTCGCTGGATCACTCTGAAAGTAATCACCGCCAAGACGGGTAAAGTAACGATCCCATTTGGAATTCATTGGCACGTAACCGTAAAGACCCTCTGGAGAGGTATGTCGAGCGTCTACGTATTTATTCGGCCATTGATCCACCGGCTCGGTTACCTGAATATCGCGGAGCGCATCAGGGTAGCCAACGCGATCGGTAATATCAAGAATAGGATCGAATTGAGCCTCATAAAGCCGTTCCGGAAGAACTTCACAGGTAGTAATAACATAGCCACCACATGGCGTGGTTGGCACATTGATAGACAGTTGCACACTGGCGTTGCCAACAGTCGATGAATCATCAAGATTGGCGGCGTCAGTTGCATAACGCTCAATCATGTTAAAAGCAACGATTTTGCTATCTAACAACATAGGGCGCTTCCAGACGGATTGATCAACCTGAACACCACGCATTAATGACGCTACGATGGCATCATCGTTATCGAAGCCCGTTGCATCATTGCCAGCGTAAGCTTGACGCAATTTTGCAAAGGCCTGCGTAGTGCGAGCTTTTTCAACAGCGGCCAAAGTTGTGTTGATGAACATCCCAGCCATTTCGCCATACAATTCAGCGTCCGCATCAGTGCCAACTATGGCGGAAATATGGTTAGTTCCAGTAGACTGAAACTTACGAATGTCAGTAGTGTCACCGTTCACAAACGCTTCCAGCAATTCTTGGCTATTGCCCAGAGTACCAACAGGAACAGTACCAGCTACAACGTCAAGGTCCAAAGAACCAACAACCAAGGCCTGTTCATAATCTGGTACCACAGAGGACAACTTCGGCGTTTTTGGCCAAAACGCGGGAGGAATCGCAAGAGCATTCGCAACGTTTTCCGCCATGTAATCCTTACGAGTCAAACGCGACGAGTGAGCCGCAAGGCGAAAGTTATACACCAGGTTGGCAGCATCCACCAAATCGGTTGGGATAGTTGATCCAGCGGGAATATGAATGCCGAGCGTTTTGAAAAACGTCGAAGCAGCCGCGGTCACAACGTCAGCGCCAGTGATTGTGTTAAACAACGCGGGCGGAGTCCGCGCAGTGTCACCAAGCGCGTTAATGGGCAGACCCTCATAGGCATGTAAATACTCGTCCATACCTGCGAATTGTGGAAAAGCCGCCTTAGGCACAAACCAAGTCTGGAAATTGGCGAATACGCCGTTGCGCAGGGGTCGCGGCATTTCCGGCAAATCACAGGAAATAGCAATTTTTCCAGATGCACTATCGCCCTGCAAAATTGGAATGTAATTGATCACATGACATTCGCCAGGATCAATAGAGGTAAGAAGTTCACCCTGATCCGGTCGCGTGTAAATTTCATGTGAAACGGCAGAAGAAG